GGCGTGCGTTCACTTTCCTGTGAGGTTGAGGGCGTTCTGAAGAACGCAACCCTGCTCGGGATTGGCGTCGGCACCGCCTCGGCGTTGCTGGAAGCCTGCACCGCTGAAATCGAGGGCATCGCCACCTTCAGCGGAAACTTTTATCTCCAGAGCATCGCCTTGGGCGCAGAGCAGGCGGATGCGGTTACCTTTACCGCCACGCTGGAGAGCGCCGGAACCATTACGACTGCAGTTGCCCCCTATAACACCGTCCTCCCAGCGGTCACTGGAACAACTACAGTCGGCCAGACGCTGACGACCACGAATGGAACGTGGGCCGGGGATGCCACGATTACATACGCGCGCCAGTGGCAGCGCGGTAATGTGGCAGACCACAATGACCCGTCTTGGACGAACATCGCATCTGCCACGAACCTTACCTATGTTCTGCAATCCGCAGACCTCGGTAAGCGCATTCGGTGCGTTGTGACAGCCACCAATTCCGAAGGCTCCACGGTGGCGCTTTCTAACATCGTCGGGCCTATCGCCTAATCTGAAAGGATAGAACAATGGCTGCTGTTTCTGGTCGCAAGCTTCGTATCAAGAAGGGTGGCACCGCTATCGCTGGCGCTCGCACCGATAGCCTCACTATCAATAACGAGCCGATTGACATCACGGACAAGGACGATGCTGCATGGCGCACCATGCTTGCAGATGTTGGCGTCCGTTCGATTGACGCCGAGATCGAAGGCGTTCTGACCGATAGCACGCTGATCGCTATCTCGGTCGGCGCGGCGGCTAACCTTCTCGCCGCCTATACTCTGGAAATCGACGGCATTGGCGACTTCTCTGGCAACTTCTATCTTGCCAGCTTCGCCATTACCGGCGAGCAGGCCGACACGGTGACGTTCACCGCGTCTATTCAGTCGTCTGGAACGATCACGTTCACGGCTGACTGATACCAAAATGGAGCGCGCACAAAATGGGTATCTTTAGAGACATCAACATCACATGGAAGGGCAAGGATTATACGATCACGCCCAGCATGAGATTGATGCGAACGATTGAAATGGGCGATGTCAGCTTGTCTGATATTGCTGTTAGGATTGCGCAGGGTCGTCCTCCGATTTCGCATTTGGCGTTTGTCATCGCCAAGATGCTCCAATCTGTTGGGGCAGATGTGAGCGAGGAAGATGTTTACGCCGAAATCATCAAGGGCGATCAGGACCAAGTGCAGAGCATGGTATCTGTTGTCCTGATCGGCTTTTCGCCTTCGCAGGATGACCGGGGAAATCACGACGCCCAATCCAACAGCCAGTCGAAGGGGCGGGCGAAAGCAAAGGCGGCAAGCTAGACTGGAATGGAATGTATTTGTGGGCGCGGCAATGGGGCATTCAGCCTACCGAGTTCTGGAATATGACAATCGGGGAATGGTGGGCTGAATACGACTTGCGCGTAGAAACGCAAGGAAAGTTCGCAGGCAAACTGACGCGATCCGATGTTGATGACCTGAAAGCTTGGATGGACGAAAAGAATGGCGCAGATCGAAGGTCTTCAGGTTAACATCGTTGGAAAGACAGATCAGCTTCAGAAGTCTCTGGAGGATGTAAAGAAAAGTCTGTCATCTGTCGCGCAGGAAAGCCAAAGGCAAGCAGACAACATTAGCAATCCTTTAAAAAAGGCTGCTGATGATATTGCTGGCAGATATGGATGGGCTGCTGGTGAAGTCGCAACCAAACTTGCTTCAATGGCAAATCCTGCCGCATTGGTGGCATCAGCCATTGGATTGGCTGTTGCTGGCATAGGTGCATATGTATCTAGCTTGTCTCAGAATGTCGCCAGCACAGAAGATGTAATTAAAGAACATACGAAACTCATTAAGGACATTAAGGAGTCGTATGAAGCTGCATCTGAGGGAGCAAAGCGATACGGCCTTGATCTTCAAGATGTGCTTGTTGCTCGAAATCGAGTCGCAATCATTAATCTTGAAGATCAGCTAAAACAGCTCTCAAGAGAAATCGTATCTACATTCACAACTGCTGCGCCAGCTACGAGTCAGTGGAGCAATTCACTTGATCGTGTTTTCGGAAGCATTGTTGTAGCTCGTCGTGAACTTATCCCATTTGGCGAAGCTATTAACAATTTTAATATGAGTATTCGGGCCGGTGAGCCTGACATTGTTGCATTCCGCTCGCAGCTAAGTGCGGTTATGAATGCAGCGGCAGATAATAGAGAATTGCAAAAGCTTGGTGGCGAGCTTTTAAAAGCAGCCGAGCAAGCATTTAATGTTTCAGGCAAACTGGGACAAGCAAGAGATGAAATGAATGGTGTTGCTGGCGCAGCAAGAAATGCTGCTACAGCAACAGAAGCTTTCAATGCTGCTATGAGGGAACTTGCAGCTATTGAGCCAGCGAAAATTGACGATATAACGCGCGCCAATAACATTCTAAATGACGCGCTCAGAAATCAAAACTTAACTCTTGAGCAGCAAAAAGCTCTTAGAGACGCTAATGCTGCCGCCATCGCTCGCTCTGAAAAAGCTTCTGCCGATGCTGCTGCGGCTGAAGCGAAGCGTGCGGCTGAACAGGCTGCGGCAGAAGAAAAGCGCAATGCCGAGAAACTTACTCGCGAGCAAGATGCAATTACCAAGCGTCTTGAGACGATGGTTACTGGTTGGGGGACAGAAGAAGAACAACTTGCGGCACATCTGACAAGAAATCAGGATTTGATCGCGCAGGCTCGCGCCAAAGAGGTGATTGACGATCAGACGCATAAAATCTTGATGCTGGGAGCAGAAGAAGAATATCAAAAGAAAATCCAGACGATACGCGACAATGTGAATAATCAGGCATTAAGTTCTACCGCTAATATGTTCGGTTCGCTTCAGCGTTTGACTGAAACATATGGAAAAAAGGGAACCGCGCTTGCGAAGGCTTTTGGTATAGCGCAAGCTCTGATTAACACATATGTCGGCGTCACAAAGGCTCTAAGCACACTGCCTCCCCCTGCAAGCTATGCGGCGGCGGCAGCTACTCTTGCTGCTGGCATGGCGCAAGTTGCATCTATTTCCAGTGTATCTGACACTGGAAAGGGGGCTAAAGGCGCTGCATCGTCTGGAGGCGGTGCGCTTTCGGCTGCTGGTGCTGCCGCAGGCGGTGGCGGAAATCAGCCGGGAGGCAACTCTGTATATATCAACCTTCAGGGCCAATCCTTCGGTCGCGATCAGGTCCGCGATCTGGTAAAACAGATTGCAGACTTCCAGAAGGACGGTGGGCAGGTGGTGTTCGCATGAGCATAGTCTTTTCCGATAGCCTTGTTGCTTCAGTCGCGAACCCGCAGGTTGACCTGAATGCGCCTATCTTTGGCTATGAGTCGTTCGTAACTGCCGCAGGCGTTACGTCTGGAAACGCGGCCACTGGCTATCCGATCACCAATATCGCCAACATCTCGACAGCCTCGTTCTGGCGTGCATCAGACACCACACAGCAGTATGTGACGGCCACGATCAATCCGGCAAAGACGATCAATTATGTCGGCGTGGCGCGGCACAATTTCGCCACCGCTGGCGTTGCCGTATCTGTCGAGACGCAGGAAGGCTTGGGCGACCCGTGGGTTGAGGTCATTGCGGCGGCTATCCCAGCGAACAATAACGCGCTGATCTTTCAGTTTACGGAGCAAACCGCCTACGGCGTGCGCCTGAAGCTGGCAGCAGGATCGGCTGCGCCTGAAATCGCTGTGCTGTTTGTTGGCAAGCTTCTCGTATCGACGCAGCGGATTTATGTCGGTCACTCTCCCATGACGCTGAACAGGCGCACGGAGGTCGTCAGCGGTATGAGCGAAAGCGGAAACTATCTTGGGCGCATCATCACAGGCTCTAACCTGACCACATCTGTGAACCTCACGCATCTTGAACCGGATTGGTATCGAGACAATTTCGATCCGTTCGTTGATGCGGCGCAGGATACGCCGTTCTTCTTTGGCTGGCGTCCGTACAGCTATCCTGACGAAGTTGCCTTCGCTTGGCTTACGAACAATCCAAGCCCGTCCAACATGATGTCTAACGGAATGATGCAAGTCAGTCTGGAAATGTCCGGGGTGAGCGCGTGAGCCGCCAGCTTGTATATGTCGAGGTCGAGCAGGACTATTGCAGCCTGACCTATGGCGTTGCGCCATGCACGGCGGCTATTCCTACGACCGGATCGGCCAAATGCTACAATACGCGCAAGACTTGCCAAGACACTGTCAATTTTACCAATGTCCCTGTCACTCTGCGCTTCGGGCTTGATGTTGATTACCTTCCGCTCGAAATCGAGTGCATTCCGTCGATCATGGATTGGGGCGTCTCTCCTGCGATTATCTCGCTTGGAGAAGACCTTGGTTTGCGCGCCGAAATGCGCGTGACGTTCAAGGATCATCCTTGGAGCGATACCGGCCCCGGTGGCGACAAGTATCTGGCTGATCGCACCTACAATCCGTTCTCGCAAGGCACCTTCTGGGGCAAGTGGCGCTCGCGTGTTCAGTATCTGCGCGGCAAGGCGATCCGTCTGATCGTCGGATACGAAGGCCAGAGCCTTGCCGAAATGGAAACGCGGCACTTTGTGGTTGAGAGCTTCGACGGTCCTACGCCTGACGGATCATTTACGATCATCGGCAAAGACCCGCTGAAGCTGCTTGATGGTGATCGAGCGCAAGCGCCTGCGCCTAACAATGGCTTTCTGGTCGCAGACATTACCAATGTTGCGACCAGCTTAACGCTGTCGCCTACAGGCATTGGCAACGCAGAATATCCTGCCAGTGGATACCTGAACATCGGTGGCGCTGAGATCGTGTCATTTACGCGCTCTGGCGATACGGTTACGATCACGGCACGCGGCCAGCTTGGCACAACGGCTCAGGCGCATCAGGCGCAGGATCGCGCACAAGTCGTCCTTCGCTATGACGGTGACGATCCGGCAGACATTATCTATGATCTGATGGTCAATTATGCTGGCATTGATGCCGCATATATTGATCTCGTAGATTGGCAAAACGAAACAGAAAACTTTCTGCGCCGTGTGTATTCAGCAACAATCGCTGATCCTCAAGGCGTTAAAAAGCTGGTCATCGAGCTTATTCAGCAAGCCGCGCTTTCGATCTGGTGGGATGACGTAG